TGTTGTGGGTGTCGTTTTTCTCGCGCGAGACAACGACAGAACCATTGCAATCTTGAAGCGGGGTAGATTGCAAACGTTGCAAAGGGAGCACCATGGCGCATACACAAGCCTCACCGACTGAACGCCGGGCGCTGGTCGCCGAGCTGATCGCCAATGGCAAGTGGACCGGCCCAAACATCGCGCGACTGGCGAAGGAGCTCAACTGCTCGGAGCGGACGCTGTACTCGGACCGGAAGTCGCTCCAGCGTCCGAGCCCGCCCAGAAGCGCGGCGCCCGTCGTCCAGCTGGCCCCGCCGCCTCGTCCCGCGGTGGCCTCGATTGACCTGAGCTCGGCGTCGCTGCTCGACGTCTACGGCTGGCTGCTCCAGCGGTTGGCCGGTGAGCTCGAAGCGGGCGACATGAGAGACACCGCCCGCGTGGCTGCGTATCGGGAGATCCGCTCGGTCGCCGTCGACCTCCACGACCTGCGCAACGCCGAGAGGCCCGACGAGGTCTCGACCAGCGCCGAGGAACTGGAGGCCCGGATGTCCGCGCTGGTCTCGCGCCTGCCGGCCAGCCTGCGGAGGTCCATCGGGTGAACCTGGCCGAGGCATCGCGGACCCTCGCCGAGCTGGAGGCCCTGGCCGCCCAGGTCGAGGCGGACCCTTCTGCGTGGATGGCCTGGCTACCTGGGCAGCACGCCTTCTTGTCGAACCCCTCGCGGGTGAAGCTGTTCCGCGCTGGAAACCAGTCGCTGGGGAAGACGACCGCCGGCCTCTCCGAGGTCCACTTCCGAGCCCTCGGCGCGCACCCCTTCCAGGAGGTCGCCGAGCCCCCGATCGAGGCGTGGATCCTGTGCGCGTCCTGGTCGCAGTCCCTGGCCATCCAGGGGAAGTTCCACGACATCGCCCAGGCCCACCTCGTCGAGGACACCCGCTTTTGCTCGGTCAATGGGTACCACGCCAACCGACCGACCGCCCGCTACCGCAACGGCTCCATCGTCAGGTTCAAAACGACCCAGCAGTCGGGCCTGGACCTCGCCGGCGCAACCATCGACGTCGCCCTGTTCGACGAGCCCCCTGCGTCCCCTCGCATCTTTGAGGAGGTGCGGAAGCGCCTCATCCGGGGCAAGGGCGGTGGCTGCCTGCTGCTGTGCCTGACCCCGATCAACGCGCCGACCGACTGGCTGCGGGAGCTCGTCGAGGCGGGCCAGATTGCGGACATCCACCGACCGCTGACCGCGGATGAACTGGTCCCCGTCGGCGAGTCCGAGCCCCTGCGCCTGCCGTCAGGGCAGCCCATGAACCAAGCTTGGATCGACGAGCTCAGGGCGAATACGCTCCCCTATGCGGTCCCCGTCGTCATTGACGGCGAATGGGAGCAGCGGGTCGTCGGTCGAGTGTTTACGGCCTGGGACGAGACGACGATGGTCCGCGGGGATGCCCCCTACGGCGGGACGTGGAAGGTTTGCCTGGGCATCGATCACGGCTCGAAGGTCGGGAAGGAGGTCGCGCTGCTGGTCTTCGTCGACGACTCAGGCGACCATGACCGGATCTGGGTCGTCGACGAGTACGTCGGAGCCGAGAACGGCAGCGTGTCCGACGACGCCCGCGGCGTCCTGGCCATGTTGTCCCGCAACAGCATCCAGTGGAAGCAGCTCGATCACGCGCACGGGGACCGCCTCTACATGCGCGGCGCGGTGGATAGGAAGTCGAACATCGACTTGGTCCGCGAGATCGCCCGGCTGGTCAGCGTCCCCCACCGCTCGTTGTCGCCCATGATCCGCACAGTCAAGCGGGGCAAGGGCCGCGGCCGCGGCAGCGTCAACGCCGGCTGTCGGTATCTCCATCAGGCGATGGTCCGGCCTGGTCATTTCTTCGTCCATCCCCGCTGCGCTCGCCTCTTGGAGGCCCTGGACCGGTGGGACTACAGCGACTCGGACTACAAGGACCCGGTCGACGCGCTGCGTTATGCTTTGCAGCGTTACGTCTTCCGCACCAGCCGCGATGCCTACAAGCCCCAGCGCCTGCACCTCTACTGAAGGTCCTGCCGATGTTCCCGCGCAACCCGACCAACCCCAGCCCCCCGATGCCTTCCGACCCCTACGAGGTGAAGCGGTGGGAGGAGAGCGCCCGCCGCCGTCGGCAGCTTGACGGGACCTGGCGCGAGGACCTGCGGGAGCGGCTGGCGAATCAGCTCGGGTCGGTCAGGGCCTCGGCCTGGGGGCCGATCTCGCTGGCGTTGAACCCCTTCGCCAGCATCATCCGAGAGCTGTCCGTTCTCTACGCGCATAGCCCCGAGGTCCTGCACGATGACGCCCCCGAGGCCGCGGTGGCGCTGGTTGCCGAGGAGGCCGGCCTGTGGCCCATGATGGCCCGCGTGCAGCAGTACGTCCTCGGCCAGCGCGAATGCTTTGTCCGCGTCGACGTCGCGCCGACGCTGAACTATCGGCCCGTCTACGTCGACCTCGTCCTGGCCCAGGCCCTGCCGGCGAACCCCTCTAAGCCGGTGATGATTCGGGAATACCGGCTGCGGCTCGACCCGCACACGGGTGAGGAGATCTGGACCGTCGAGTGCCTGTCCATCATCGGCGAGCCCTACTACCGCATCCATCGGGCGGACGGCGACGGTCTCGGCGAGGACCTGACCGTCCAGTATCTCGGGCAAACCTTCGAGGGCGAGGGCTATCCCTACCGCTACGCCGACGGGTCCCCGTTCCTTCCCTATGTCCTGTACCACGCCGAGCGCGTCGGGGACCGACTCTTCGACCCCTACCGATTGAGCGAGCTCGCCGAGGGCAGCCTGGACGCCGCGGTCCTGCATCAGATGCTGATGCACACCTTCCGCCAGGCCAGCTGGCCCCAGCGGTGGGTCGCCAACCTGGAGCCCGCATCGCTCGACGTGACCGGCCAGCCCGGCCAGACCCGGCGCGAGATCGTGACCGACCCGGCGACCCTGCTCATCCTGCGTCAGGCTCGGGAGCTCGAAGACGCCGGGCAGCCGATGGTCGGTCAGTGGGACGCGGGGGCCGACGTCGAGAAGCTCGAAGAGACGCTGTCGAACATCGTCGCCCGGCTGGCCCAAGAGTCAGGCGTCCCCGCCTCCGACATCCAGCGCCTGGGCGGGACCGCCCGCTCGGGCGTCGCCATCAGCCTGACCAACGAAGGCAAGCGGGCAGCCCAACGGGCCTATCGGTCGAGCTTCCGCGTCGGTGACGAGGAGCTGATGGGGAAGACCGCGGCCATGCTGAACCGCGCGATGGGGCTGGACCTGCCCGAGAGCGGCTACCGCGTCATCTACAAGGAGGTCCCGCTGTCCCCCGAGGAGATCCGCAGCCGTCGGGAGGACGTCTTCGAGCTGTTGGACAAGGGGCTGATCAGCCGGGTCGGGGCCTATGCGCGCCTAAACCCCGGCATCAGCCGCGTCCAGGCCGGGCGAGCCCTCGACGCCATCGAGGGCCGCGCGGACGCCATCGACGAGATCCGCGCCGCGCGGGAGGAGCTGTTCGACCTGGTCGACCGCATCGACGATGCGCACGCCGCGCGCCTGCGCCTAATGGGGGCCAGCCTGGACCACGGCCTGCGCCTGCTCGACCAGCAGCTGGCCGAGGACGTCGCCGAGGGCGGGGGCTACTGATGCCCGTCCGCGCGGGCATTGACTCGACGGGGCCCTACTACCAATGGGGCCAGCAGACCCGCTACTACTACTTGCGCGGGTCGGTGACCTCGAAGCGGACGGCCCGCCGACGCGCCGAGGCCCAGGGCCGGGCCATCGAGCGCCGCGAGGGCGGGGGCCGCGTCCAGGTCCCGCCGTCCCTGCGGTCGGAGCTCGGCGACGAGATTAGCCGGTCCCGCGTGCGGACCCTGGCGGCCTGGTTCCGACGCCGGCCCGAGTCCGAGCACCATCGACGAGGGGGCCCTGCGGTCCAGCGCTGGGTCCAGCGCACCGCGGACGCCCTGCCCAGCTACTGAAGGAGAGCACATGAGCACCGACGACACGACCCCGACCAGCACGCCCCCCGCCCAGGCAGCCCCCGCGCCCGAGCAGCAGGTCAGCTACGACCGCTTCTCCGCGGTGAACGAGGCCCGCCGAGAAGCGGAGGCGCAGATCGCCGAGCTCCGGTCCCAGCTGGAGCAGGTCGTCCCTGTGCTCGGTCAGGTCGAGCAGCTGTCCCAGGCTCTCCAAGCGGAGCGGACGGAGCGCCAGACCGTCGAGGTCCTGGCCCAGCATGGGATCGGGGACGCCGAGCTCCGCGACCTGGTCCGCTGGTGTTACGACCGGATGCCCGCCGAGGGCCGCCCGGCCTTCGGCGATGCCGTCGCCGCCTGGCGGGGAGACCCCGAGGCCGCTCCGGTGGCCCTGCGCCCTCACCTTCGAGCGCCCCAGCCCGCGGCCCCGTCGATGCCCAACAGCAACGCCGGCGCCCTGCGCCAGCCCGAGGCGAACGGTTCGCTGAACGTGGCCAGCATGGACCTGGAGATGTACCGCCAGCACCGCGAGGCGGTCCTGAAGATGCTTGGGAAGGGTTGACGCGTCCGCGTGGCCTGAGTAGGCTACCGCTCAACAGAGCCGCCCGGGTCGCTCCCCGTTAAACGCGTACAGGCTCCAGCATTCCCCCCACTCATGCTTTGGAGCTGATTCCTCATGGCGACTATCGCGTCTCCCTATGCCTTCTCCTCGATGGACGGCAACATCCGCCTCGCTGCGGTCCTCTCGCTGGAGGTGAGCCTGCTGCTTGCCGACCGCGCCAGCCTCCGCGGTCACGAAGCGATCGTTGACTATGGCAACATTGCCGGAAGCGGCTCGGAGACCATCCGCGTCCCCCTGCTGGGCCTCGACGGCTACGACGCGATGGCGTCCACCGGTGAGGCCGCCGCGCCCTCCGGGACCGCCCTCACCTACGAGAGCCCGTCCATCACGGTCGCCCGCTACGCCTTGCAGCGTGGCATCTCCGACCTGGCCGCGATGACCAACAGCGGCGCCGGTCCCAGCATCGAGATGCTGGCGGCTGACTTCGCCGGGGCCTACGACATGGCCGTGACGACCGCGATCTGCGCCCTCTTCGGCAGCTTCTCCAACAGCGTCGGCAGCGCGACCGTGGACCTCTCGGTCGACGACTTCTTCGCCGCCATCTTCCAGCTGGAGCAGTCCAACGTAAACGGTCGCCCGATGGCCGTCCTCGCTCCGATCCAGGTCTCCGACCTCCAGAGCAGCATTCGCCAGGAGGGCGGCGCGTTGCAGTTCGTCCCCGCGACCCAGGCGATGCTCGAAGCGAAGGGCCAGGGCTTCGTCGGCGAGTTCGCCGGCGTGGACATCTTCAAGAGCGACAAGGTCGCGACCAGCACGGGCCGTCAGGGCGCTATGTTCGTCCGCGGCGCCATCGGCTACGCCGAGGGTCGCATGAACCCGAGCCCCTTGCTCGGCTCCCAGGTCACCGCCTCGGGCCCCGTCGTCGTCGACGTGGACCGCAGCAACGGAGCGGTCAGCACCCTGACCGGCTCGGGCTACTTCGGTGTTGCCGAGCTCCAGGACTCTATGGGCGTCCTGATCGAGACCGACGCCTAAAACGTCCCCCCCCCCGAGGGGGTGAGCTGTTGTGATTGGTGCTCTCCGGTCCAGCGGCTCGCCCCCTCACCTTTGCCAAGGAGAGCACATGGCCGTCACCCTTCGACCCAGCATCCCGGTCCAACAGTCGACCGGGCAGCCGTCGCACACCATCCGCGTGAAGGGCATTAACCGCCCGATGTTTACGCTCTGCTGGCACGTCAACCGCGGATATGAACTGATCGACGGGCGCTTCGTTCCGCTGCTGGCTGAGTTTCCGCACCAGCCCGGCGTGAACAACGTCTACAAGGACGGGGACGCGACCTTCGCCTTGGCCCGCCATCAGCGCAAGGGCTGGGTCATCGTTCCGACCTCGGCGGCCATGCCGGCGGACACCCCCGACAATGGCGCCGGCTATGTCCGGTCCTACCCTGGGCGCCGTGGCACGCATCACGAGCACGCTTGGGTCAGCTGGAGCGGAGGCGGCGACGTCTGGACCCGCACCATCGACGAGGACGGCTGGGCCGCCTGGCGCTTCTCCCTGGTGGAGCGGGGCCTGCTGCCCCCCATCGACGCCGCCGGCCTGGAGGCCATGCGGGAGAAGCTGCACAAACAGCGCGACCGCTTCGCCGGAAGGGCCGACGTCAACCCCTACGCCGCGTCCTCCCTGAAGGACATTCAGGCCAAGATCGACACCTTCGAGAAGGCCGCCGAGGCCGCGCTAAAGCCCGCCACGTCCCGCCGCAGGAGCTCGAAGTGAGCGGCGAGCGCGAGGACATCCGGCGGAAGATGGAACGCTTCGAGGGCCGCCTGCGCCGCGAGGGGATGAGCCCTGAGAAGGCGCGGGAGAAGGCCCGCCAGACTGCCCTCAACATTGACCGCCGTCAGACGGCGAAGGAGACCAACTAATGGCCAAGTCCCAGATCGGGCGCAACCTGCTCCGCGCCGACGCCGTCGTCCCGTTCAGCGTCCTGAAGGAGGCCGCGACCGCCTCGACGCAGACCCTGTTTAACCTGCCCGCGGGCGCGGTTGTCCAGGACTGCTTCGTCGACGTCATCGCCCCCTACAACGCCGCCTCGGGCATCACCAACGTGACGCTGAAGGTCGGCATCAGCGGGACCACGACCGCCTTCTTCGAGACCCTGTCCATGTTTAACGGGACCGCCACCGCGGCGACCCGCTACACGCAGAAGACCGCGCTCTCCAACAAGCGGGTCATGAACGCGGGCACTGACATCATCGGCACCTTCGCCGCGACGGGCGCCAACTTCGGCGACGGCAGCAGCAGCACGCTCAACGCCGGAACGATCCGCATCACCGTCATCTACAACCAGCTGCCGATCGCGGGCGCGTAGCAGGTGCAGGACGCCGTCTATACCGCTCGATTCCCTGGGCCTCGTTTCATCGTCCGAAACGTCGCCGAGACCATCGAGCTGCGAGTCTACCGTGACGGGGCCCTGGTGACCCCGTCGTCGGTGACCGTGTCGGTGTACGACGCAAACAAGACCGCGGTCGTTGACGCCCAGTCCGCGACCGTGTCGGCCAGCGTGGCCAGCTACACCATCCCCGCAGCGACGACGGCGAACCTGGACCTGGGCCAGGGCTGGTCCATCAAGTGGACCGCGACCGTCGGCGGGCAGGTCATCAACCCGATCAACGACGCCGCGCTGGTCCGCCGGCAGCTGTGGCCGGTGGTAACCGACCTGGACCTGTTCCGGCGGGCCTCCAGCCTGGACCCGTCGAGCTCGACGGTCATTACCAGCCTGTCCAACTATCAGGACTACATCGACGAGGCGTGGGTCGAGATCACCAACCGCATCGTCAACAGCGGGCGCCGGCCTAACCTGGTCCTGAGCCCCTACAGCTTCCGCGAGTGCCACCTCTACCTGACGCTTGCCCTCATCTTCGAGGACCTGAGCACGCGCCTTAACGAAGCCTACGAGCTCCGCGCCCAGCAGTACCGCGAGCAATACCGCAGCGCCTGGAAAGAGGTCAAGGCGCTGATGGACGACGACGAGGACGGCTTCGCTGACGATCCGCACCATCGCACCGCAGCGGACCCGACGGTCTGGCTCGGAGGCCGAGGCGGGACCCGATGGCTGCCCTAACCCCCAAGCAGGTCCGCGAGCGCGTGGACAACGCCCTGAACGCGACCGCGGGGTTCCGTCGGAGTCGGTACACCGGCTACATCTTCGGCAGCGACCCCCGCCAGGTTATGCACGGCAGCTACGCGGTGGACGTCCCGACGACCAACCTCAACACCGGCGCGGTCCAGCGGCAGAAGACCTCGGAGGGCCTGATGGCCAACACCGCGGTCCAGGTCAAGGTCGCGGGTCGCTACCGGCCCGACGCCCAACGCGCTGATATGGACACCCTGCTGACCCTGGAGGCGTCCGCCGTCGTCGCCGTCGAGGGCATCAGCCGCACCGACCTGCATATCCTTTACGAGGGCGCCCGTCGGGAGCTCTCCCCGGCGTCCGAGTTCTGCTTCACCACCCTGACTTTCCGGGCCATCCACCGGCTCGCCCTGGCCTGATAGGAGACCCCCATGGCTGTTAGCACCGTCATTAAGCACTTCACCGACGGGACCATCGAGCTCGCCGATGGCACCGGTACGCCGGTCACCCTCACCGTCCCCTTTTCGCAAGGCGACTTCTCGATCAGCGGCATTCAGGAGGGGCAGAAGGCCGTCAACGTCTACCAGTCCCGCGGGGTCCTGCACACCCTCCGCCAGGGGGAGAAGACCTTCATCACCGGCAGCTTCTCCGCCATGCTGCCCGACGTCTCCGACAGCTCGGCGGGCGCCCTGCTCGACTTTATCCGAAAGACGAACGCCTATAGCGCAAACGCCAGCACCTCGGGAAGCGGCGACGTCTACACCATCAAAGTCACGCTGACTATCGAGGGAACTGACCTCGGTGATAGCGCCGACCACACCATCGTCCTCGACGACTGCGCCTGCACCGCGGACGTCTCCGAGGGCGAGCCCGACAGCATCTCGATTAGCTTCACGAGCTACGCCGACCCGGTCATGACCTAAGATCGGCGAGCACACCCCCAGGAGAGCACCACATGGACCATCACCAGATCGGTCAGCATTCAATCACCCTTGTTCCACCTCGCAGCATGGCCGTCCGATGGGAAGTCTTCAGCCTCGGCGCGCACTCCTCGCTACGGGCCTCCGCGGCAGCCCTCGCCGTCTGCTGGAAAGGACCGGGGAAGCCTGCGGCGACCCTGGAGCGCCACTCGTGGAACGTCGGACGATGGGCCGGCGCCGTCCTGGACGAGCTCCTGGGCCGCGGCGTTCCTCTCGACCAGATCGCCGGCATCGGGGCGCTGGCCTTCACGGCCCTCTCCGAGGGGCTGATGACCGAGGACGAGGTCGTCGAGGCGGGAAATGGCTCCGGCGCGGAGGCGCCTTAGACCGCGTGATTCTGGCGATCTGCCGCGAATACGCCCAGCCCCCTCGATGGTTCTACGCGCTGGAGCATCGGGAGCGGGTCGTCCTGCTCGCCGACTGGCGCATCCGTCACAACGCCGAGAAGCCCAAGACGACGAAGCGCGGGCGCGACTTCTGGACGACGTCGGACTGATGGCGGACTTCACCATTAAGGTCGACCCGTCGCTGGAGAAGTACGTCGCCCGGCTGCTCCAGATGCCCACCTACAAGCCGCTGGTGGACCGCCTGGTGGCCGAGTCGACGAAGCTCCGCGACGAGGCCCGCGAGCGGTGGCCCGTCGCGCGTCGCTTCAAGGACGGCCAGCCGACGCGGAAGACGCACTCCCGCGACCTGTTCACCGACGTGATCGTCGAGGTCCGGCCGTCGCGGATCTCCGTCCGCTTCGAGAACAGCGCCCGTTACGTCTACTTCATCCGGTCCCACCTCACCGGCCTGACGCAGCGCGAGCAGCTGGAGATTAGCGAGAAGCGACAGGGCGAGGACCTGGACGACCTGACCCTCCGCGTGCGCGACAACAAGCCCAAGCGGTCGCCCATCGTCGACCTGGTCCGCAGGCCAGTACGTAAGATGAAGGCGCAGCTGATCGAGGACCTGCGGGACGACATTGTGAGGATCGCTGATGGCCGCTGAGAAAGTAGTCCTGGAGTTTGAGGCCAATCTGGCAGGGATGCAGCAGGCCCTGGCCAGCATCCCCGGCATGACCGAGAAGGAAGCCAAGCAGGCCGTCAAGGCGCTGCGGAAGTCCTTCCTCACCGCCGAGAAGGCCGCGAAGAAGGCCGCGAAGGTTCAGGGCAAGTCCTTCAAGAAAGCCGCGAAGGAGATCGACGAGAGCGCTGAGAAGACCGGCGAGGGCTTGAAGCGTATGGCCCAGGCCGTCGGCGGGAAGACCGGCGAGATGGCCGGGCGCGTCGAGGCCCTGGGGCAGTCGGTCGCCGCCCTCGCGACCCCGCTGGGAGCCGGCACGGCTGCCGCGGTCGCCATGACTGCCGCGGTGACCGGGCTGGCCGCGGGCATGGTGGCGGCAGTCTTCGCCGCCGACGACTTTATTGACGACCTGAAGGAGCTCCAGGGCCTGGAGGGCTTCGAGCTCCTGCCCGCCGAGCAGGTCGAGGCCATCGAGAACGTGAACGCCTCGCTGGACGCCATCGGAGCGATCGCCAAGCAGGCGACCGTCGTCCTGGCGGGCGAGTTCGCCCCCGCGATGGAGCAAGCCGCGGTCGCCGTCGTCGCCCTGAACCTGGCCATGCTCGACGGCATCCGGCAGGTCGCGGACGCGGTGGACCTGTTCCAGGTCCTCGGGGACGCCATGATCGACGGACTGATGGGTCCGATCGACCTCGTCGTCGCCGGGCTGGCTGGGATGGTGAAGGCCCTCGCGCTGGTCGCCGAGGCCGCGGGCCAGGACGAACTTGCCGGGAAACTGACCGACGCGACGACGGCGATGGCGCAGCTGCGGAAGCAGCTCACGACCGCGGGCCTCCTCGAAGCGGCCAGCCTGACCATCGACCTCGCCGACAGCACCGGTAACTACTCCGCGAGGGCTCGGGAGCTGATCGGCACCTTGGACGAGCTCGACGCGACCCAGACCAGCGTTAAGGCATCGACGCAGGACCTGGGCGCCGAGATCGACGCCATCACCGAGAAGTCCCTGGCCAGCTTCCAGAAGGCGCTGGAGGCCGAGCAGAAGGCCCTGGAGCAGGTCGCCGCCATCGGGACCGCCGCTCGCAAGTCGCAGTTAACCGCCGAGCAGGCCCTACAGCGCGAGTATGCCGACCAGCTGCTGGCCATTCATGCCCTCTCGACCGCGCATCAGGACAACCTCGCCATCCAGGACGAAGCGGCAGCTGCTCGCCTGGCGTTGGAGAAAGAATACTTCGCCGAGCTCGGCGCCCTGCGAGCCGCTGACGCAGCCAAGGAGCAAGCGGCCATCGAGGCTCGACGCAACGACAGCGCCGCGCTTGCGAAGTCGCTCATTCAGACCGGCGACATGCTGACGCAGGCTCGCCTGGAGAACATCGATACGACGACCGAGGCGGGGAAGACCGAGGCGTCGCGCATGTTTGCGACGCAGAAGGGACTGGCCATCGTCACCGCGCTAATCGATGGCGCCCTGGCAACATCTAAGGCGTTTGCACAATTCGGGCCGCCTCCGTCTCCTGCTGGTATCGCCGCCGCCGCGGCAGCTGCCGCGCAGACCTCGGCAGCGGTGGCCCTAATCGCCGCCCAGCAGCCCGAGTTCCCGATGGGCGGTATCGTTCCGAGTATGGACCATCGGCTCATCTCGGCGCAGCCCGGCGAGGCGGTCCTGAACCGTCAAGCCGTCAACCGCCTGGGGCCCTCGGGCATCGACGCGCTGAACAATGGCCGGGCCGGCGTCGGCGAAGTGGTGGTGATCAACCGCTACGAGCACCGGATCTTCGACGCCTTCATGGCCGACCATCTGGCACAAGGCGGACCCCTGTCGAACGCGCTAAACCGACGAAGCGGCCCGCCGGGTCACAGCAGGAGGAGGCGATAGATGGCCAGCGACGTCAGCACCTCGGACGACCTGCGGGGGCTCATCCTTCACGACCCGCGCATCAAGACCGCGAACCTGGACGCCTCGCAGTCGAGCTATACCCAAGCGTCGCCGAGGCCCGGCGTCCCCGAGGACCAGAACAGCCCGCGGAGCTCGATGGTCTTCCAGACCTCGGGCAGCCAGTCCGCCGGCGGCCAGTTGCGCCTCCGCATCGGCGAAGGCGGCTATCCTGGGACGGACGCCCGAGGGGCCGGCGTCTTGTGGAAGAACGAGGCCGACAGCGTCTGGTATGGCGCGGACGTCTACAACGTCATCACCGGGCGCGACTGGATTGAGTATTGCGACAACAGCGTGAGCACCGATGACAACGACGATCCGCACGTCGTGCGTCTGGAAGATGGCTCGGTCATGGCCGCGTATCACCATCAGACGAGCCTGGCTGGCTCGCGTATCCGAATCAAGACGATGCGTCCTGGTGGCGCCTGGACGACGGCTGCCGACCTGAACCCGACGCCGACCGCGCTGGCTGCCTCGGACATGAACCCGTGTCTGCTGGTGCTGCCTGGCGGGCGGGTCGCGCTCTACTACTGGACATCGGACACGACCGCGAGCGTGGCCCAGATCCAGATGCAGTACAGCGACGACGGGGGCACCACCTGGACGCTCGGGTCCAACGCCTGTCTGGCCTCGGCCATCGACATTAGCAGCGCGGCCAGCGGCTACTACCTGGGGCGGATCCGGATGGCTCGGAGCTCGGGTCAGGTGCTGCTCGTCGCCGAGCTGACCAGCCGCGACGGGACGAAGACCAACGCCGAGGTCCTGACCCAATGGGCGAGCGACGACGAGGGCGTCACCTTCTCCAACGTCGAGACCTGGGTCCCTGATGTCAACAACGGCCAGCAGCCCTCGGTCCTGGCCCTTCAGGCGGGCGGCTTCGTTGTCTTCGTCGCCCAGGTGCCCGCGACCGGGTCCTCCATGTTCCGGCTGGCGTCGGCTTACGAGCCCCTGACGTCGGCAGGGACGACGACGATGGCGGGGCTGGCGACGGGGTCCGAGGTCATCGACGTCTTCCGCGACGAGGACCAAACGCTCTACATGCTTTGGTTCAACGTCGCCGACGCGGTTCAGATTGTGCGCTCGATCGACGACGGGCTGACGTGGACCCACCTCGACGACGACAGCGGCAACGCGCAGGCGTTCTTCCACCTCGACGACACCAGCACCATGCTGTCCCTTCGGGAGCTCGCCGCGACCGCCGTGGAGGGCCGGATGGTCGTCTTGTCGAAGTTTACGACTGCGACGGGGACGAAGGACGACGAAAGCATCCTGTGCCTCTACGGGGGCGGGTCCTCGACGGTGACGCTCCCTTCGTCGGCGGCTTTCCGGCGTGACGCTAACCAGATGGCCTTCAACCGGACGTGGACCGACATCGAGAAGCCCGGCGATACGGCGGACTGGACCCGCTCGGGAGGGGGCACCGACGCGCTCTCCGTCAACGGGCTGACCATCACGACCACCTCGGGCCAGACCGTCATCTACGGCGATACCGGCGGCGACATCGGCACCAGCACCGTCGCCGACCAGGTCGTCGTCCTGACCGAGCTTGACGTCCAAAGCGGGGGCACGCTGGCAACCGATCGGATCTCGGTCAACGTCATCCTGGCCGATGGCGCCAACGACTACGACATCAGCGTCCGGCTGACCACGACCGGCTTCCGGCTCTATGACAACCACGCAGGAGCTGCGGTCGGGTCCGATGTCGCGCTGGACCTGACCAACTCGGCCCAGCTGCTGATCGCGGTCAAGAATGGCAAGGCTGCGGTCTACTACCGGGCGACGGGGACGCCCTCCGACAACGCCCGCGCCTGGACCGCAGGACCCCAGGGCAGCCTGACCAGCGACACCAGCAGCCCCGCCGCGTCGAGCTCCATCGCCTGGGGCCATCGAGGCGCCGCCGCCGGTGAGTCGAAATGGCGGCTCTTCCTCTGGTCGGTCCAGGGCTCGGGGTCCATCCCGCTGTCGGATGGCTTCAGCAACCCCGCGGACCTGTTCTCGCGCCCCCTGTCCCGCCATCCCATCGGCATCGACGACGGCGTGAAGGTCGCCGCCATCGATGGCCCAGGCCGCGACGCGGAGACGTGGAACGTCGACACGCGCTACGACTACGCCGTCGAGAACCTGGACCCGGCCCTGGCCCCCTCGCCTCGCCGTCGCTGGCGGACGACGGGCGAGACCCAGGCCGACATCGTCTGGGACCTTCATGGGCTCGCCGCCGATGCGCGCTACGGCTCGACGACCCTCGGCCTCTACCTGGGCGGCATCAACTGGAGGACCGGCAGCCTGTGGGGCAAGCAGAACGGGGGCTCCTGGGTCAAGCTCGGCGACCTGGACGCCGCCTCGGGCCTCCAGCCGCTCGCCTTCACCCGCACCGGCGACGCCATCGGGCCCAATGTGGCCGGCAGCGTTAACGCGGCGCAGTACCTACAGCGCAACGAATACGCCGGCGGGTCCTTCGCCTCGTCGACGTCGGTAATCCGTCGCATCGTGCGGCACACTGAAGGAGCATTCAGCAACAGCCTGACCCGGCGGGCGACCCTCTTCTTGGAGGGCGTCGCCGACAGCGACCCGACGAGCGGGGACGGGGCCATCTGGTCCCCGCGTCTGCTGGCCATCGCGCATAACGTCGGCGACTACCGCTACCTGCGCCTGCGGATTGACGCGCAGACGACCGCGGACGGCTTCTTCGAGATCGGGGCCTGCGTCCTGGGTCCGCTGGCCCTCTTCGGGACGCCCTACAGCTGGGGGCGGGTCATCGACCATCAGGCGAACGTCGAGCTCACAACCGCCCGAGACGGCACGCGCTACGCGCGAGGCCTGGGCGACCCTCGGCGTCAGGTGTCGTTCTCCTGGTCGGAGGGCGTCGACACCTCGGCGACGTTCAGCTCGACCGGCACGAACGCAATCCCCGACTACATCACCGGCACCGCGACCGGCGGCGCCCAGCCCATCGGCACGCCCTACGATACGCCGCTGCTCCTGTCGGGCGTCCTCTCCGAGATCAACGGAGCTGCGACGCCGATCGTCTACGTGCCGGCCATCGCGCGAGGCCCGAGCGACTTCGCGCAATACCCTCAGCGAGCCGCCTCGGTCTATTGCCGCATGACGACGCCTGTGCGGGTCGAGACGGTGCTCGGCGACGAATCGAGCACCGAGGTGATGAGGCTGCTGAACGTCGAGCTGTCGGAAGAGGTGTAGCGATGCCCTGGTCGCGTGCAGATCTGCTGGCTGGGCAGCGCCATTACGTCGTCACCCTGACGCTCGGCTCGAGGGTGCTGCACTTCTCGCATGAGGCGCTCGACATCGTGCAGGATGACGGGTCGTTCATCTCGGTCGCCGCCGGGCTGATCGCGGACATCGAGGCGACGAGGGCGCTGCAGATCCAGCAGACGACGGTGCCCCTGCGCTCGGTGTCGATGTCGATCATCACCGAGGCAGAAGACTGGGCCGCCATCGTCGCCGATGGCTACGACCTCGCGGCGGGCGTCGGCGAGCTGAGCGAATGGATCCCAGGCCGCACCTGGGAGGACCGGCAGATCATCCTGACCGGCCTGCTCGATGCGCCCACCTATGGCGCTCGAGGCGAGCCCCTGGCCTTCACCCTCAAGAATCATCCCATGCAGGACCGAGGGCAGATCCTGCCGCCGACGGCCATCGTCGACGCGCAGACCTGGCCCAACGCACACGAGCACGCCGAGGGCCGGAACTACCCTCTCGTCATCGGTCAGCCTGGGC